TGATTGTGAGATCTGCCAAGACTGATGATTGATATTCCACGCCATTGATTGTGACTTTCCAAATTGGATTCCAAAGGGTCATGGGTTATCCGAACAACAACGCATTTGCGCCGTTTGTGCCTCTAAAGAATGATCGATTAAGTACATCGACAACGCTGCGAGCTGCTGCCTCTGGATCGCCCACGATGCCTTGATTGACCGTCAGATTCACCGTAGGGGTTGCCATTTCAGCCCGGCGGATTGCTTCACCTTGACTTAGCGTTGAAGCAAAAGTTGAGGCTACAACTGCGCTGGACGCTGCTGCTGCTACGCCGTTGCCGCTTGATGTTGGAACTGTAATCGTTGGGGTCACTGGGGCGCTGATTGTCGGTGTTGGAATGCCTAAGACCCCAGAAATGCTGCTAAAAGATTTAGTTTCAGGAATTTGATTATTGATTTTTGCCGCATCGTTATTGGTCAAGGCATTTGCAGCAGCTAGAACTCCAGCAGCTAAAGCAACCGCGCCAACACCCAAAAGCGGATTGAGTGCAAATGCCGATGCAACGCCAGCCACGATTGCCGATGATTTGAGCAAATTGTAAGCAACTATCAAAGACTTAATCAAAGCAATTGTTGCAGTTACGCCAGCGGCAATCTTGGACACAACGAAAATTGTGCCAATCACTGCGGATGCGGCAATCAATTCATCTTTGAGATCAATCACTGTATCAATCACGCCTCTGACCTTTTTGCCCCATTCAAGTGCCTTTGCTTCTGATTTTGTCAGACTTGCTGTGATGCCTGCTTCGCCAGTTAAACCATTGACAAATTGTTGGAATGCTGGCAGAACACTTGTCAAAATAAATTGTGTCAATCTTTGGACGACTGGGAGCAATGCTGCCCCAATTTGTTCTTGAGCTTCATCAACCGCAATTTTGATTCTCTCAAATGATTTCTCGGTGCTTTGCGCTTCATTTGCGGCAAATCCTCCAAAAGTTTTCGTAAGCGTTCCAAAGACCAAATCAAAATCTTTTGATTTAAGGATTGACGCATCTATGCCCAGACCTAATCGCCCTAAAGCATTTAGATTCCCGTCATAGGCTTTTCCCAAAGCATTGGCAACGGCTTCCAAAGGTTTTCCCGTAGCTGATGAAATATCCAAAGCAAGATTGAGTAATTGTTGCGCTTCCTCAACATCTTTAGTAGATCTTGTCAGTCTGGCAAATGCTGGACGAAGTTGGTCATCGGTCACGCCAATAGCAATTGAAGTTGTTGTTATGTATTTCTCAACGCCTTTGATTTGTTCCGCTGTCGCGTTAGTTGTATTTTCGATAGTCAAAGCAAGTAGGCGTTGAGCCTTTTCATCAGCTGCGGCATTTTTGATTGATTCGGCTGCAAATGCTCCGATGGCAGCACCAGCGGCAGCAAATGCCAAAGCGGCTTTTTTGCCAAAGGCAGTAAATTGATCGCCAATTGTTTCGGTATCTTTGCCAGCGGTTTTAATGCCTTTGGTAAATTCAGCAACGTCAGCAAGCAACGATAATTTAAGGGTTCTTGACCCTTGTGCAGCCATTTACCAGACCTTCACAATCTTTGAAAATGCTTCTTGCCATTCAGAGATGATGTGTGGCTGTTCCAATTTCAGTGTTGGATAGATAAACCAACCTTTTGACCCTCGACCTTCACGCCCTGACCAAATTGGGAATTGCTTAAATTTGTTTGATCCGAATTCGTAACCGCCCCAAAGCTGTTGGGTTGTGCCGCCGCCTGAGAATTTTTGAGATGCAAAGCCAAATGACATTTCTCCAACTTTTGATGATTTGCTAACCCTCGAACCTTCGGCAATTCTCATCGATGCCTTATCTCGTCCTTGAGATTTGTTGATAATCTTGCCTTGTAAATAAGTCGCGAGACCATTTGAGACTGATTTTGCTTTTGTAACGGCTTCATCATCCATGCCTTTGAACGCATAAATAATTGATTTGACTTCCGCTCGATTAAAAGCGACAACATCATCAGCCATTTCGCTTCTCCAGTATCTCGATCGCTGTAAGTATATCCTCAGCCGATTCAAATTCTGATCGACTAAGCCCGGTTGTAATAGCCAAATCCCAAAGGATTCGATTTATACTTCCGGCGGCGTAACTTTTGGGACTTGCTCATCACCGACTGTAATTTCGGCAACGGTCTCGCTCCAAATCTCAAAAGACTTAACTGGCTTGCCAGCAGCTTCACGTTTCATGGCGTGATACGCCAAGAACATCAAATCGCCGATGCCAATCTTGTCTTGGGCTTGCGAGATGATGAAACCTGTTTTCTGCTCCCAACGCGCCCATTCTGGGGGCTGTGCAGTGTAGGTCTCGCTATTCCCTGTTGTGTATTCAATTGTGATTGGTAGTTTCATGCTCCCGGTCTCCTTTTAGCTGATTGTTAATACTGGCGTGGTCACGCAAGTAAAGGCAAGTGATACGGTCTGCGCATCTGGTGCAGTGCCGCCCGCTGATGGCAAGATTGGCTGCACATCGAATGCGAATGATGCGCCTGTGTCTGCCACCAATACAACTGGCAATCCTGTATTCGGTGCATTTGTTGCAGCTGTCCAAAGTGCTTCGCACAATGATGAAGCTGCTCCCCAGTCGGCAAGCATTTCTACGGCAAATGAACCCTGAGTGTCCGTGGTGTAATATGCTTTTCCGTCCAAAGTTTGATACGTATTGATTGTTGAATCGACTGTCAAAGTCGCTGACGTAGCCTGAGCATCGAAATCATCGCCGTCAATGGTGAAGGTGATGTCTCTGCCGGTGATGATTGTTGTTGCCATTTATTTTCTCCTTAGTCGGTGTAATACGTTGAGACTTGCAAATCAGCCGTCAAGAATTTTCCTGTGCCGACTTCCAATGGTGTGGGTGTACTTACATCTCCAACGGTATAACCGCCGGGCATGGTTGAAATGATTGAGATCATAAGATCCTCAAGATTGGTCAAAGCTGCTGCATTGCTGGAATATCCAACTACGCCAGTAACCAAAAAATTGATTTTGACTTTAGTGGTTACGCCATTGATCAGAGTGCTTTCCAAATATGGTGCATCTGGTACTAAGACAATTGATGGGCTTGTCATTGTCTCTGGGATGCCGTTGTACACATTTGCGGCAATCGATGTCAGCGCAGTCTGCAACGGTGTTCGAATGTCGGCTTCGATGGTCATAAACACATCGTTTCGACTTCAAGGAATGGCCCTAGTAGCCCGATGATGCGATTGCTCAAGCTGCGACCAAGAATGAATGGCGATGGCTGGAATTGATCGCTCATAATCTGATTTCCCGGCGCGGTGACGCTTTGGAATACTTCTACCGATACAACCAAGATTGCTGACTTAATGGGAGCAACGCCAGCGTATAGGTCGCCAGCGGTTGCCCCATCTATACACGCCAGCCCTGCCGGAATCTGGGGGATCGTGTATGTCGAGTCTGCCTCAGCTGTTGCAGACGTGAAAACAAATGGTGCAATGCGATCATCTGTGACGGTAAATGTTCCGTCATAAATTCCGCATCCAGTGACTACAACGCTTTGACCCGGCACAAAATAATTGACGCGCTGTGTTCCGTAGTACGCAATTGAATTTTCTACATAAATTTCGGTGACTGCTGATTGATATCCTGTAAGCAATGGCAAGATTGTAAGTTCTGCCGATGCAATCATCTGTTCAAGATAAACATTTGAGTAAAGGGCAACGGAGACGCCAAGAATATCGCGCAACTCTTGTTGAGTGACTATCTGTGGCATTTCCGTTCCCTTCGTCTGCTCGACCGCATCCGGGAGCGGCTACGGTCGATGATTAGTTATTAGGTGAAGTTAAAGAGATTTCCACCTGAGCTGAGCTTTGTAGCACATGCCCCGTAGGAATTTAGTGAAACCTCAACTGTTCCGTCAGATGGCTTATTGACATCAAGGCGGTAGTTTCCACTCTCATACCAAGTGAATGAATCTGGTTCAAGTACAACCATTGAATCATCGGCTGTTCCAGTGAATTCACCTGAATTGTCCACAAAGAAATTCAAGCCAAGTACAACGCCGCGTTGTGATTGACCAGTTACAAGACCAGATTGATTCTGTGGCTGATAAGCATTGAACAATGGTGTGCCATTGTCGTTGTAGCCCATAATGTTTGACCATTGTCCGGGCGATACCAAGATGTTACGTGCAAAGCGTTGAGTTCCTGCATAGACGGCTGCATTTGCGCGGCTGACGTATGCAATCAATCCTGCTGCTGTGTTAGCTGTTGGTGTGGCATCAGTTGCGGCATCGGCTTTGATTTGAGCTGCAACGTATTTGTTTTGAGCAAATGCCATTGCTGATCCCATGATACGTACAAGTTCATTGAAGAAATCTGGTGAGCTGCGTTCAATGATTTCTGTCGTAAGAATGTTGCGTCCTGCAAAGCGTGTCACTGGAACTGAAATGAAGCTTGACTCAATTCCGGTATTTGTTACCGCTCCACCTTCTGCAACTGGATCAACTTCTGCAATTTGGGTGATCTTTGGAATTTCAAATTGGAGTCCTGCGTCCGGCAAATTTCCACGGCTGACGGCATCTATTGCCCCTCTTGTACCGTTGCTCAGTCCGTTGATTACTTCTGCCAATTGGCGGGTCGGATTGAATGCTGGGTTTGTTGTTCCAAGATCATCGTTAGCTGCTGCAACGTAAATTGCAGAATCTGACATTGGATTAAGTTTTGCTTTAATTGAATGTTCCATCCATGTACCCATATTTACAATCGGGCTGCGTGGTTTAGTGAACATTGGAGCTGGTCGGCTTGCTTGAACTGCGTGCTGTGAAGCCTCTACCGTTTCAACGGCTGGTGCTTCTGTTTTTTCGGTAGTGGATTCCACTTCGTCTCCTTCGGTTGGGTTTTCATCTGGTGTTACTGGTGTTTCATCGGTTGTCGCTGCGACATGACTGACGCGAGCTTGATCGAATGCTGGCTTGTGGGTTAGTGCAACGCCGACAAGTTCGGCTTGATTGACGACCATTGTGCCGTCCTCATTAAAGCCATGATCTGAGACATTTGCTTCAACGCTAAATCCATCGCGCAGTCCATCCATAGCTTCTTGGATCGCATCTGTTCCGGCGGTTGTCTTTGAAATCTTAAATGTGGCATTGATTGACTTGCCATCTGGCGAAAGTTCCATCCCGATGCTTTTCCCAATCGGTCTGCCTGCGTCATGCTCAAGGTTAAGTTTTACGGATGCCGGGACAAGTGATCCAGACTTGAACAAGACTTTGCCAGTGGATGCATTCGCTGGCGTATCAAATTCTACAATCTTGCCAGTGATCGTTCGCGTTTCGGAATCTGCTGCTGTGATTGTGAATGGTGTCAGTATTTTCATCGGATCATTTCCTCTGCTACTCGGATTTCATCTGCACTCAAAGCGCCAATGCGATTGAGAATTTCATAGATTTGTACGCGTTCAAGATTTGAGCCGCGCAAATAATCGTCAAGTGCGTATTCCACGCGCTGCGTTGATGGCGTAAAGTCCGGCATTGATAATCTTTCGGTGACGCTATTCATCAAAGGAATCAAAGAGAAATCAAGCAAAGTCTGTCGCGTTGTCGTTGCATTGGTGTAAGTCATTGATGATCCAGTTTCGGCGTCAATGTAAAATGCCGGGATGCCTAATGCTCGCGCTAATTCTGTTGCAATGTAGGAACGCGCTGCCGATAGCTGTAATTTCTCAGGATCAAATCCTAAAGTCTCTAGTGAAATATCCGCGTTCAAAAATGCCGTACTACGATTTCGGCGACTTGCCCCCCAAGATTCAAGAAGTTTCGCGATGCGATCTGCTGGTAGCGCAGTTCCATTTGATTTTAATACCATTTGCGGCACTGGCTCACGCGCATACATTGCCGCCGCACGTTCCAATTCCGCGCCGGTTCTTATTGTGAAACCAGCTCGGTTGAGTAACCCTTCATCATTTCCGTAGAACACGACCAAACTTCCCACGCCAGTTAGCGGTGCAGGTGTATGACCATCAATTGAATACGATTCAATTTCTGTTGAATCGCTATTTGTATTTATAGTCACGCGATCCGGCGCAATTCTTTCAACGCTGCGAACGCGTTGCGTGTCTGCAAATAATTCTGTAATTCTCCAGTACGCGTATCCGCTGAAAAGTAAATCCTCAAGCGTCCAGACGTAGGTTGCAACGCCCGGAATGCGTGGATCTGGTGTGCGAATGACGCGCGGTGTGTCCACCTTCATTCCAGTCTGACGATCGATGACATTTAATTCAATCGATGCAATTGATGAGCAAATTAAATTGCGACCACGCGCGATCGCTGGCACTGACATTGCTTCTTGACGTGTAGCTGTTCGATTACCGCGAAAGAATGGCGATAGTGAATCCAGTGAAGTTACTGGAGCAAGAGAAGCCGAGACATCGTATGTTGGTGCGCTGACGGATGCTGTTCGCACAAATAAGTCTCGGAATCCCATGCACGAATTCTCTCAGTGGTCAAGGATCAACCCACTAATATGTCAAACTCGGTCTCTGGGCGTGTCGCATAGAACGTCACAAGACTTGTGGCAACAGCGGCGCAAACCGCGCTCTGGCTTGCTCTGCGTCCTATTACCCACCCACCATCACCGCGGCGCAATTGCACCGCTGAAAGCATTTGCGTTGTAAGTTCTGGCTGTCCTCGATGACGCAACCGACCGCCATTGATCGCGCCAAGTAGCATGTCACAACTTTGCGGGTAATCGCCGTCCATGTCTAGGATCGGGATTCCCGCTGGCTGCAATCGAGCTGCAACCGCCCCAGATGTACGCCGTGAATATAAGAGATACTCAATCGGATATTCGCGGCAGTATTTAGCCGCTTCATTGGCAATCTCTCGATCATCTAGCTGTACGCCATTTTCCCAAGTGTGCAGCAGCTTGACCACAAACTTTTCATCCCCTAATTTCTGCGCTCCCACTAACGCGGCAAATCTGCGATCTGGTGAGCAATCAATTGCCAGCCATGTCAGCTTCTCGGTGTCTAAATCGACTTCCAAATCGGTGCATTCATTCCATTCAGCAGCTCCAACAACGCTTGAGATTGTCTGCACCCATCGGCACAATACCTCGGTCATCACGACTTCGACCGGGTCATTGAATACGGCTCGGATGTTATCTGGGTGAATTGTTATGCCAAGACCGGGATTGGCAAAGGCAGCATTCTCAATTGATAGCACCTCGGTCGGACTTGACCATTCAAAGTATCCAACGTCATCGATCGCCCCGGCACTGGCAGCCATCCCGCGTTCGCGCAGCATGTTTAAGACAATGCTGTGAGAATCACCGGCATTCGAAAAGCAATTTACTTGTGGATTTTTCGCTGCCATAAGGGTGTACCTCAAAGCCGCGAACGAATCTAAATCCTTCATCTCTCGCAGCTCATCAAGGTGAACAACCTCTGGCTTGCTTAGACCGCGAGCCGCCGATCCACCAGCTTTGATGACGAATCGATTGCCAGATAAAGTCTCGATCTCCTCAGCTCCATGTTGCCATCGGATGCGCTTGACTTGCTTAGCAATATCGTCATGGCTTTCAATAATTGAGACCAGCGATCTAAATTGCTCCAGGGATGTCACCAATCGATGAGCCGATCCGACTTGCAAAGATTCATCCCAATGAAATAACCCCATTGCAATCCGCGCCAGCATGTAGGTACTTTTCCCATTCTGGCGGGCTACGGTGGCGCAAGTTACTGGGTGGTAATATCTGCCATCAGGCTTGATCTTGAGTGACTGGATTGCCAGCCATTTCTGCCACGGCATAAAGCCCCCCGGAATAATCTGAGCGGCAAAGTCAATCAATTCATGCCCGCGAGATGGCAAATCATTGAGCGGCGTGTGGATGCGTGGGACTTCATGCCCAAATACCGCAGCTGATAACGGCGGCAAAACCGATGTGAGCCGATCTGAGACTAGATCAACCGCGTCTTGACCAACTATGACTTGACTTGGCTTAATCATGACTTAGTGACACGTTCTTGGGTATATAAGGAGCAT